TTACGGCCTGCGGACGCTATGACAGATTCAGTACATTCTGTACCTCACCAAACGGTGGGAGGCGGCTGAGTTAGCCACCTACTGTCTTGCGGTTGTGGCTTGGTTATCTTGACCAAGTCACAGTTCTCGTTTTGTCACTCAAAGGCAGAACGTCATTGGCGACCCCTTGTAGGGGACCACCGGTACAATTCCGGTTTCGCTAGTCTAATAAACTAATATACTAAACTACCATGAGAACTCGAACGAATGATACGACTGCCCCATATGTCCATACGCCAAAAGCGTCTGGTTCAATTGTGGGCTTCCCGACCATTTTGGCCGGAACCCCGAAGTCAACTGACTCGGTGTCGCATCCAGGTAACGGTACTGCCAAGTTTGGCGGCACTAATTACCCGGATTCTAATCACTCGCTCGACTACTTCAACCAGATCGATCAGTGTAAATCTGATATTGATCCGGGGACGGTCGGTACTATAACCGACTATCCATCGAAGGAGGTTTATAAGGATGTTGATCACCAGAAAACGACCACGGCTTTGTTGCCAGGTACGATTTCTGAGGACTACACCCATTATGCAACAACGCGTCCCAATACCTCGTGGGAGACCGATTGGTCTCTTACAGGGTATCATTACTGGGATAACGTTGTTCCGCGGCAGGCTCATCTTGACCTTGCCATGGACCTCCTCGATGTGTTGGATGAAGGTAGTAGCGGACTTGACCTAGAGTTGGCCTGGAGTCGTGTGACCCTGGGTACTCAACAGTCTTCTTTTAACCTACCACAATTCGCTGGTGAACTTGGGGAGATGCGGCACCTTGCCGCTGTTCCTCTCAAGAAACTAGCAAAATTAGGTAGGTCGAAGAATAAATTGGCTGCTCTGAAGGGGGCGATCAGTAAACTAACGAATAGTTTGCGTAAACCGCCCTCACTGAAACAGCTAATCCGTGGTGCCGCCGGAGCTGACTTATCGTATCAATTCGTGATCAAGCCTTTATTGGCCGATTTCGAAGCGATGTCGAAGTATCAGTCCCATTGGAACCATCAGTCTGCGTATATCAAAGAGGGACGAACCCTCGTTGCGCACGGCAGTGCAGTCCACACGGACGAAACTGAAGATGACTCTACGTACCATAGAAATATTGGCACGTACGACTGCTTTGTAAAACCAAAAGCAGCCTATAGCCGTGTTACCACGGCAACCGTCATCTATCAACTTGGACCATCTTTTGATGGTCCTAGCCAGCTTAAGGCTCTAGGGTTTAATATGCCCTTTTCTGTAGCCTACGAGCTGATGCCTTGGAGTTTTGCCATTGATTATGCAATCAATTTAGGCGATATTATCCAGGGCATAGAACGACAGTTTAATAACCTGTTCGTTCCTGCTAACATCATTGCTTCTGGTACGTCTGTAAAGACGACCAGCACTGCGCACGTATTCATGCAACCTCGCTGTCCTTATTTTGCCGATGAAGGCAACTGGACTGGCGGTGGCTCTGCGGAATATGAATCAACAAGCTATACTCGTACGAAGGGGTTGGGCCACCTTGGCCTGATTCCCCGACTCGAGTTTAAGCTACCCTCAGCAAGGCAGGCATTGAACCTGCTGGATATTGGAATCCTTAAATCGCTGAGATGACCTAACTACCGTGTTTATAGCGACCCTATTCTTGGGTCTCGCACGGGAGATAGATACACCAACCAAAACCAATACCATGACAAATGACACATACACCGTCGCCAATACTGGAGCAACCCTTACAAGGGACTTCAATATTGACGATCGGACCGAGAAAGGTCCGGTCTATTCAGCAGCGTCCCCTAACGGAGATGTCGCTGGCCGCCCTACGCTCGCGCTAATCCAGACTAAGTCTGCAAAAGGCGTGATGAAAACAGAAGCCAGGATTAAAGTCCCGGTTCAAGATGCAGACGGAGTTTACTCCATGCATCGTACTCTGTACATCGGCGTACTTCGGTCGGATCTCGATGATCCAGCCGATGTTGAGGAAGAGCTCGAAGCTCTTGCCGTGGCGTTCGCTACCGGAGGCTTCAACACGGATCTTACCCACCTCTGTGAGGGAGGTAAGTAAAGTGAAGAAGCTCTGGAAACGAATAGACGTGCGTTTAAAAGTGCTGATACTGTTGGGGGCCATTATTGGACTCCCGCCGGCATTTATGCACCCTTGGCTTGAACATGATAAACATGGGGATATCTTTCCCAAAGCCGAGGTCATTGAAGGAGAGCATGAGGATTCCTCTGGCCCTCGCCGCGATGGCGATAGCCTGCTCCCTTCTAGGTAACGCGCATGGTCGCTGATTCAGTCTGAATCGGCGGCCTAGCGCATCCCTTATGTCACTGTTTGGCATGCGGTTTGGTGTATACGAAAGGAAACACGCTAACCATATCATTATATGAATAATACAGCTAGTTATAACCGCCTGGCTACCCTTTGGGTAGCTCTCGCTAAGCATACTAAACTCTGTCAGTACGTCAGCGAAGCAGATATTTTCTGTTTCCAACGTCGTGTTGATGGTGAAGGCTTGTCCTTCTTAACAACTGTACTCCCTAGGTTGGGCAAAGATCTAGAGGCCGCGTTTAACTGCGGTCGCTATGTTAATGCTTCTAGGTTTAAGTGCAGAAAAGGACATTCCTACCCGCTCTTTTTGAGTGGTGCGTTCTCACGGGTTCTTCACCCGGATGGAACGCTCCGCGACGATTGTGACGCGGGTGCCGTAGCTTGTATTCGTCAGCTGACGCTGATGTTTTACAAACTTAAGCTGGGCTTTACGCCTGAACAAGAGGAGCGCGTCTCTGAGCAATTTATTGCGACGGACGCCTCACTCCCTTCATTGGGACCGATGCGGCGTCAGATCAATCTTGATCCGACGGTTCACATCGCGAACTCAAACATGCTTGACATCGCTAGAAAGGCGGTGCATGGTCTATTAAAGGGTTGTTCACCCTTTGGTATAAGACCAAGGCATGGTTCAGGTAGTAGTGCTTGTGGAGTAAAACCCCATGAGCGCTATGGGACTTGTAGGTATATACCACGTCTTGACGCAGTGTATAACTACGGAGACCATTTCTTCTTCAACGACCACCACGTGGACCATTCCGGTCTTCGGTGGTGGATTCATCGTGAAGAAGTAGAGCCTCCAGCGCGAGTCGTGTTTGTTGAAAAGGATTCTCGGGGACCACGGTTAATATCCATGGAACCTCGGGAACTCATGTTCATTCAGCAAGGTCTTATGACCAAACTCTATGATCATGTCTCCAAACACAGAGCGATTGCCTCTCAACTGGACTTTACTGACCAGTCGAGGAACAGAGACGGGGCCCGAAAGGCCTCGTTAACGCATGACGTTTCATCACTAGACCTCTCAGAGGCTAGCGATCGCGTCAGTTGGGAGTTGGTTGAACACCTCTTCCCGAGAGATTGGGTTACCGCCTTGGCGGCAACTCGATCCCTATTCACGGTGCTCCCTGATGGCCGAATGGTCATTTTCAGGAAGTTTGCACCGATGGGTAGCGCGTTGTGCTTCCCAGTGGAAGCGATCTGTTTTTGGGCATTAGCTCATGCGGCTGTGCCGGACGGCGGCGCTTTTCTTGAGCGCACGCTTACGGACAACCTATCGGACGACGACTACACCTTAAGTGTCTTCGGCGACGATATCCTTTGTGAATCCGAATTCACGTCCAATACGGTTAAGAACTTGGAGTCAGTTGGCTTGAAGGTCAACTTATCTAAGTCCTATACCCAGGGCCCTTTTAGAGAGTCCTGCGGCGGCGATTACCTCAATGGTGTCGACGTCGGATTTGTGCGTGTCAACCACCTTCCGGTGGCTGGGTCCACAAAGAGCGAGGCTGCGTTCCGGTGTGTTGATGCGATTAACAATCTCATCGCGCACTACGGATACGGTACGTTCGGGGAAGAACTAACCGCTGCTGTAAGGCAGTGGTACGGTTCTATTCCTACTGATTGTAACTGGGAGATTATCTCACCTGATGGTGAGGTGCTCACAGCTAACGATCCTCGCGCCTGGCTCCTCTCGGAGCTAGGACTTGCTGAGTTTGTGAAGCCTCATAATGGCCTAACGATCTTAGCACCGCAAACGGACGTCCCAAGGGACATCTCGTCTAGGTGGAATGAAGACCTTCAACGGTTTGAGTTTCACTTGTATGGCGAGACGCCTAGAGAGTTCTCACTCTCGGGCACCGACTGGAGTCACTTACTACGCTCCTCCCTTTTGAGAGGGGCGGACCCGGAAACGGGTTATGTAGTAGACACCAGCCTACGCTATACGCTGCCGCGTCGTATGAAACGAAAACGCGGATGGACCAACCTGGAGTGTTAACCAGGTTGTAGGGAACAAAGAAATTAAAAACTTCTCGTTCTCGAGTGGAG